CCAGCAGCGCATATACCAGCTCAGCGGGGATGCATCGCAGCTGGCCCGCATAGAGAGATATGCCCAGCTGGTAAATAGAGAGCCGGTGGTGATATTCGATCCCAGTCCTGGGTCCTTGTCTTATGCACATTACGAAAAATATTGGAACGGTGAAGTGATCCGTCTGGCCAATCAGAAGCTGGACCTACAGCAGTACCGTGCGGTCTACAGCGATCGAACATTGCCGGCAGTGGACAATATCCCCTTGCTGATCAGCCATGTGGGTTTGGTCGCGGGCACGCAACGGACCATGATGGTCCAGAGCAGCCAGAAGATCGTATACTTCAATCAGAAGCTTTGATTCAAGGTTGAATCATTACAACAATGGTGTTATAATCACACGATGCAAGCAAAACTGATAATCCGAGATGAAGTCAATGTCAAGATCGAAGGACTGGCATTGCCAGAGCGCAAGGATCTGTCCAAGAAGTACAAGTTTGACATTCCCGGGGCCAGGCACATTCCCGCTGTGAGGTTGGGAAGGTGGGATGGAAAGAAAGCTTTCTTCCAGCTGGGAGGCAGCACCTACGTCAACCTGCTGCCGGAGATATTGCCATGGCTGGTAGAGCGTGGATATGATATCGATCTGGAGGATCAGCGTGATTACAATACCACGTTTGAGTTCGAGGAAGTCGACGAAGAAACCTACAGCCATGTGCTGTGGCCACCCGGGCACGAGCGTGCCGGACAGCCCATCGTGCTGCGCGATTACCAGATCGAGATCATCAACAGGTTCCTGGGAAATACACAGTGCTTGCAGGAAGTGGCCACTGGTGCAGGCAAGACCCTGATCACGGCTGCGCTGAGCAAGAGCGTGGAAGCGCATGGACGCAGCATAGTCATCGTGCCCAACAAGAGCTTGGTCACGCAGACTGAAAAGGATTACCGTAACCTGGGGCTGGATGTGGGCGTTTATTTTGGCGACCGCAAAGAGCTGGGCCGGACACACACCATCTGCACATGGCAGAGCCTCAATAGCCTGGAAAAGAAGGGCAAGGACGACAGCGCGGCCCTGGCCAGGTTCTATGAACTGGTATTGCGTGATGTGGTGGCTGTGATCGTGGATGAAGTACACATGGCCAAAGCGGATGTGCTGATGGGCATGCTGTCGGGTCCCATGAGCCGCATACCCCTGCGCTGGGGGCTCACAGGCACCATCCCCAAGGAGGACTTTGAAAAGTACAGCCTCACCTGCAGCATTGGGTCAGTGGCAGGGCACCTGTCAGCCAGCGAGCTGCAATCCCAAGGTGTGCTGGCCAACTGCCATGTCAACATCGTGCAGATCGTGGACAGCGTGGAATACACTAACTATCAGAGCGAGCTAAAGTATCTGTTGGAGACCACCGGGCGACTGGATTACATGGCCCAGCTGGTAGAGAAGATGCGCGAAGGTGGCAACACCTTGGTGTTGGTTGATAGAGTAGCAGCAGGCAAGGCCTTGGAAGAGCGCATCAAGGACGCGGTGTTCGTATCAGGCGCCACCAAAGGGGACAAGAGGCAGGACGAATATGATGAGATTTCAACCAGCAGCAACAAGGTTATTATCGCTACCTATGGAGTTGCTGCTGTGGGTATTAACATTCCTCGTATTTTTAATCTTGTACTCGTGGAACCGGGAAAGAGCTTTGTCCGAGTTATCCAGTCTATTGGACGAGGTATCCGCAAAGCTGAAGACAAGGACTTCGTCCAGATCTGGGACCTGACCAGCACCTGCAAGTTTGCCAAGCGCCACCTCACCAAGCGCAAGCAGTTTTACAAGGATGCCAATTATCCATTTGCCGTGGAAAAGGGCCACTGGCAATGATCCCACAGCAGATAAGCCTGGCAGTATCAACCTATGAGCGCGACTACGAGCGCCTGCAGCGGTTGATACGTTCGGCACAGCGCCATTGCGCCCCGGGCATGGTAGCAGAGATGGTCGTGGTACTCAAGGACGAGGCGCGCCATCGCCTGGAACTGGACAGCATACTGGACCAGATATCGGATGGATCGTTCCCCATACGTGTGGTAGCAGGGCAGGATCTGCGTGCGGATCTGTTTGATCAGGATTACCCCGGTTGGCACATCGCGCAAGCTGTGCGGCTGCTGCTGGCCCGTGAGATACGCACCGAATGGTATGTGCTGCACGATGGCAAGGACCAATACGTGCAGGATGTGGACATGTCAGTGTTCTTTGATCAGCGCGGGCGTGCCCGTGGATCAGTGATCACGTACAGGGACCCGCCCGATGATCATGTGTATCCTCCCGAGGAGCTACAACAGGTCAAGTCTGTGCGTCGTTCCTGGTACAACTTCGCGTATCGCATGATGTCTCTGGATTATTTCCAGAATGAAAGCACAGTTATCAAATCACTGAGTCCATTGGTACTGCACACAGCCAGCATAAATGATCTGTTGGACCATCTTTTCCAGCGCATGGGAGACCGTTGGTTGGATTGGTTCAGGTTCATGCCAGCACACAGGACCAACAATGATAGGTACCACAGTGTAGTATCTGACGCTGCATTGATCAGCGCATACATGACACGCAAAGGGCTGGGCGATCTATACAACACTGATCTCTGGGATGGTGGAGCCACACGTCCCGGGGAATATGCTGTCACGTTTGGTGGGCGGTTCGTGATACTGGAAGATAGCCTTAGGCGGAGGGGCGGGCATGCGATCTCCACCCAGTGAACTGACATTGATGGTGGTCACTTACGAGGGTGACTACGACATGTTCCGTAGGCTATTGGCGTCGGCACAGCAGCATTGGCAGCCCGGGCAGGTGCGCGAGATGCTGGTGGGATTCAACGACCGAGAAGACAATCTGCCTGAGCTGCTGGATATCATCGCATCTATCCAACCCACATCGTTCCCGGTGACCCTGGTACTGCCAGTGGAGATGGGATATGATTTCAAAGCCATGATCGACCGGAACCACAGCGATGGATGGCACAGGCAGCAGATATGGAAGCTCAAGTTGTTTACCAAGGCCAGCACAGACTGGGCCATCATACACGACAGCAAGGATCACTACACCGATGCTGTGGCCATTGATAGTTTTTTCAATGAGCAAGGTCTGGCCAAGGGCACGACATTGGATCCCACCGATGCCATCATACACGGCGCCAATGCGCTGTTCCTTTCGCAATATCGGATGGCTTGCCGTCTGATGGACGTTCCATTTGATTCTCTCAAAGGGCATCAGCTCAAAAGCGTGACGCCATTTGTTTGCCCATGCAAACCCGTGCTCTCGATGCTGAAACAGATGGAGTCGCAGGGCAACTGGGAAAAAAGCATGCTTCCTCCCTGGGGGATGTTAACCGAGTTTGGACTTATCAATGCAGCCGTGACCAAAGAAGGTATCGGGAGATACTACGACACCAACAGCAACTGGAAAGACTTTTTCTCGTTCATAAAGACCGGGACAAAGGACCTAAGACGTAAATGAATGGAAAAATAACATGAGAATACTCACGCTCGATAACACAGCATTTAACATGGACGAGATTCCCGAAGAGGTGGATGATCTACGTTTCTGTGTGTTCGACAACAGTGACCCCAAGGACCCTGATTACTTCTTCATACCTCTGATATTCCTAGAGAGCTTCAACAGTCCGGCCTTGGTGTTGAAGATCGGCAGCAGCGTGATCAAGATGCCAGTGGATTGGCAGGTGCTGATCGGAGAGCATGATTTTGGGGATCTAGAAGTGGTGCCGTTGACCAGCATCAATGATCGTGGGTTCAATGTGTTTGCATTCAATCCCTTGGGCGACTTCCGTCCCAGCTTCCATGGCATCGAGATCATGGATATCTACCATGATACCAAATGGTACTTCCCCAAGCTGAGACCGGGACAGATGCTGGCTGTGCCCTTGACAGATGGACCCAATCCACTATGCGTGTTCTTCGTCAAGGACATCAGCCGGCAGTGCGAAGTGGTTGATTACGCCAAGGTTTGGTGACATGATCATCAACGGCATAGACACCATAAACATCATGCATGGGGTCAATGGCGACGAAGCGGTCTACATGCGCAGGGACTCTGCCAAGGACATGATAGTCGTTCCGTCGCTGACAGGTCTGTCAGAATGGATCATGATCCTGGAGAACGTCGAGCAAGACCCTGTGTTGCAAGACATGCTGGAACGTGTTATAGTGTATCATAGGCTCAAGAGAAACAACGATGGCAAAAGCAGCTAAACCCAAAGCCCCGGCCAGCGAAAAGCTGAACATCGCCAACGAGATGCGGCAGCTGGACCGCAAGAACCGCGGGTTTTACGATGAGCTGACAGCTGAAGAAAAGAAGAAGTTCTCGACCTATCTCATGCTGCGCTGGAGCAGCGCGGTGCAGTGCAGCGATCCTGCCATTGAAGCATACTATGTGATGAGCTGCAACGAGAACCTCAACAAGAACTTCTTTGATCTGGGACGCCACCCCAAGCTGCAATGGCTCATGTCCACAGCGGTCAGCCCGGGCATTGGCGAGTTCCGGCATCAATGGATCGCTCCTAAAAAGAGAGAAGGCGGCGGCACCAAGGCACGCAAGTTCTTGCAAGAAATATACCCACACCTGCGGGAGGACGAGATTGACCTGCTCCGACGAATCAACTCTGATGAAGATATTAAGCAGTTGGCAAGACAGCACGGCTGGGATGAAAAACGAATCAAAGCCGACCTTTGAATGCCGGTACTGTGGTAAAGGATTCCGTCGCGAGTCGACGCTGACGGCACATCGCTGTGAGCCCAAGCGCAGGTGGCAGCAGGAAAACGAGACCGGTGTGCAGTGGGGCTTGCGTGCATACCTGCGTTTCTACGAGATCACGCAAGGGTCAGCACGCAGCAAGAGCTATCAGGATTTCGTGGACAGCCCTTACTACAATGCTTTCGTTAAGTTTGGTAGATATTGTGTTTCGGTGCGCTGCATCAATTTCGAGAACTTCACCACATGGCTGCTGAAGAACAACAAGAAGCTGGATCTTTGGTGCAGCGATAGATTGTTTGATGAATGGTTGCTGGATTATCTGCGCAAGGAGAACCCACAGGATGCACTGGAACGAGCACTCAAGGAGATGCAAGAATATGCTGACTCGAGCGATATCGCTAGCTTCAACCATTATTTCATGTATGGTAATGCTAACCGTATATGTCATCATATTGTTACCGGTCGTGTTAGTCCTTGGATCGTTTATAACTGCGGCAGTGGTGTTGAGTTCCTTGGAAACCTTGACGAGGGCCAGGTGTCGCTGATCCTGCCTTGGATCGATCCCGACCATTGGCAGCGCAAGCTGCAGGACCATTCCGCTGATACCGAGTGGTGCCGGCACATATTGCAGGAGGCAGGGCTGTGAAATTCCAGAGTGATATCGATATCGACTTTGCCGATCGTCGCAAAGTCATGGCCGTGATAGATCATGTGCCAGCGAGCCAGCAGCGCGATGGTCAGCTGATCGTACACAACACAGGTGTCTACGTGACTGATATGCCGGTTGATCCTGCGACTGGGTTAGCAGCCATCGAATATGTGTCAGCTGAGGATCGTGGATATATCAAGCTGGATCTGCTGAACGTGAACCTATACCAGCAGGTACGGGACGAACAGCATCTCACAGAATTGATGCAGATCGATCCAGACTGGGATCGTTTCAACACAGACCAAGCATTCTTTGAGCAGATGATACATGTCAACAATCATTGG